AGCCTTGCCATGCGCGTAAACCCTTATATTATAAGACTTTGTCATATTTGACATAGGCAATATGCCCTAGTGTGGTAAGAAACTTACCAGGGCAGGATTGTTACGCCAATGTAAATAATTTACAAAATACCCCTTCCGCGGGCTATATGCAATGAAGCATATAAAATGGGAGTCTACCCTGGTCAGGGTTATAAAGCGAGACGGCTAGGCGCGTCAGCATGGCCTAGCCTGTCGAGCGCCAGACGTTTGATGAGGCTCGGGACCCTCTCACTACGTTTCGGGTCCCTCGTTAGTATTTGAGTGTTTAGTTACGGGATTAGCTCAGCGGTAGAGCAAGCGACTGTTAATTGCTAGGTCCGTGGTTCGAGCCCACGATCCCGTGCCAGTTAGTCAACGGCCCATCAGTATGATGTAGAAATGCACTGCTAGCCCGGTTAGTCCGCTGATGATGAGTATGGCCGCGATCAGGTTGACGATTGTCACTCTCATTTGTTTGCCTCCAAGGATTATAGTATACAATTCTAGTGCCAACGTTAACTCTAATGAAATCAATGAGTTACGCGCGTATGCTGCGCGAGTTTGCCATATTTGACAGTCAATGTTGACAAAACGTGTCAGATTTGACAAATAATTTACACTTTACCCGAGCGGTGGGGTATATGTAGTGTATGCAAGTATCGTGCCAACGCAACCATGATGGGACGGGTGTCGCATACCCCCAATTCCTACCAAAAAGGTAGACATTGCGACTGGCATGGGTCTTGTAGGGTATGCAACCAGCGTGCCAATGCCAACGTGACACTGGCATGACATATGCATGGGGTATTGGGCAGGCCGGGGGAGGAGTGGGGGCATTTGACGGGTAGTCGAGCGACATGGCGGGAAAACAAAAGGGGGCCTAAAGTGTTTGTACATAAGGACTTAGAGCCCGCGCAATGCCCCTTCTGCAAGATGAAAGATTGCCCGTGGCATTGCCCGCTTTGCCATGAGTAGCGAAGAGGTCATGCGCGCGGCGCTTATCGAGATTAAGGTTCTCGGTAAGACGGCTAAGTCAGCGGCTTTATGGACGAATCTGGAACGCAAAGTATTTGAAATTGCAAATAAAGCCTTAAGAGACGTGGCGTGAGCGATCATATCGCGGAGACCCCCAACCTCGCCCGCACTTATTGCCCGGATTGCGAGCCGGAAGCTGACCCTAGCGTGGAGATATTGGAAACGCGCTATTGCAGCACCCATGGCACCACCATCGGGGGCAGCGAGGACGAGCACGTTAATAGCTCAACCTACATGTCAGGGTCAAGCGAGGCGGGCGGGCTAGATAACAAAATCTGGTGTGATTTGGTCCATAGAGGAATCATTGGCAAAATCGAAGGGTAGCCTCAAATACCCCAAAGTGCGTGCGGGCCAACGTGTGCCTATCCGGTGGAAGAAAGAGTCACTGAACATGGCGTGTTGCGATTGTGACCTTGTACACACGATTGTATTTACGGTCAAGGGTGACGTAATCACACTCCGCGCCTGGCGGGACGAGCCTGAAACTAAGAGATTGCGAAAGAAGCACGGGTTTAAGTAGTAAGGAAGTATAAAAGCCCTAACAGTGGCTAAAGGGCGATAAAGCCACAGGAGCCTATGATGGCTCAATTCACTGATTTCGTTCATAGCGCTAGTAATGACGACCAGGTGTTGCGTTCACTGATGGATTTAGAGCGCACACTAACCCAGGCATGGAAAGCGAATCCCGTGCCTGAAAGTGTCCTTGGTGAGTGTGCGGCACTCGCAGCCGCAACCCGGTGGTTTTACCAGGAGAGTAGGCGATAAGCATTTTCAGTCGCAAACCGAAGACGGTTGCCGAGCAAACCTACACTTCGACCTTTAAAGCGGTTGGTGGAGCCCTTAAAGACTCTGACCAGCTTCCTGCATTGGAAGTGGTAGAGCCAACTAAGCCGGTTAGGCTAAAAGACCAGGCTCTACTCGCTAAGTGGCAGGACGCATCATTCCGTCTGCAAGACAAGCTGATGGCCGCTATGGACAATAACCGTCCAGCGGACGTGAAAGCTTATGCTATCGCGGCGGGCGTGGCTACCGACAAGCTGTTGGTGCTGGCCGGGCGTCCCACATCCATCGTCGCCGGTCTGCACGAAGTTAGGCATACCCTACCCCAGCTTGTCGCCACGCTCAATCAGGTCGCAACCATTATCAATCAGGAGGTTCCGCATGAAGGTTGATCCAAAGAAGCTAATTCCGTCGCTCGTGAGCATTATTCCGCTGCTGATGGCTCCATTTAGCGAGCAGTTGACCACGCTCATCCAGAGCAACCCATATGCGTATATGGCCGTTCAGACCGCGCTCACAATATTGGCTAACCTGACGAACGGTATCGCCGTTAAGAAGTAATGCCTCATCCCGTAGGCGAACGCGATGCCGGATGGTTTCATATGTATTGCGCCGTCGTCGGGATTCTACACTTCATCGTTGGGCTCGGTAGCATTTACTACCATGCTGTTGCCGCGAGAAATCATTTTATTGACGCACGAAGGTTGGGTGACTAATGGCGTTCTTCGGCCCCCTGAAGCTTTCTGAAGCACAGTCGTCGCAGCCAGACTATATCAACCAGATTGGTTCTGCCCTTGCTGCGCGCTTCCCCGGTGCAAGCGGATTTACCGCATATCCTGGTGCGGGAGGCAAAGGTACGGGGGCATTGGGGTTTACGTATAATACCCCGCCCAATAGCGGCGTGCTTGAGGGTGTCAAAGCCACTACCCCAGAGTCATTGACTGCACTCCTTGGCGGTGTTGGCGCACCTGCAAGCGTTGAAGAGCTAATCAGCCGCGTGCCTGCTGTGAACCTTCCGCCTATTGAAACCGATATTCTCTCGGGTATCGCAGGGCAGGGTGCGCAATCTCCATTCGCCCAACAGCAGTCTGCAAACGCTGCGACCAACCAACGCATTGCGGGCCTTGAAGGCGACCTCGCAGCCGCCCGTGCGATGCCGGTTGACCCTTACCAGCGCTCGTTGCAACTTGCAGGCGTTGCACCCGCAAACCAGTTGACTCCCTCACAGCCTGACACCAGTGGCGGAGGTAGCGGCGGCGATTCAGTCATCTGTACCCATCTGCACGCGCGCGGCTATATGAGCGACGAAATGTACGCTGCCGACGAGCGCTTTGGCAAAACCTTAGACCACGCCACTTACAGGGGATACCGCACATGGGCAGATTCAGTCGTACGCCTGATGGAGAAGTATCCTTCACTCACGCCAATCGTAGCCTCGATTGCTCAGCCGTGGACGGTGCATATGGCATACCGACAGGGTGTGGGGGACCGGGACTCATGGATTGGGAAGACAATGATGGTGGTTGGCTCGACAGTGTGTAGGTTCATTGGACGCCGTGTATCGCATCGCGAGCCCCTGCCCACGGTGTAGCACCGGCTACATCAAGTGGGAGGCTGCGCGCATCGTTTGCATCATTTGCGGCTTCCAGTACGAACGTATCGTTGCCCGTCGCCATGAGCGCATCCAAGCCGCAATGGACGCGCAGTTGCGTTGCAAAAGCGTAGAGTCGTTGTACCTAACAAAAGATTATGAACCTGTACGACCTCACAGATATGACGCGCGACGAAATTCTGGAGAAAGCACAAACTGATCCAGAGTGGTTTCGTCAAGCTATCGCTGCTGTCAATGAAGCCATTACCGTTGATCGCCAAAATACACAACTGGCGTATTACACCACCGCAAACCCAGAATCAATCAAGGTTCACAAGTCACGCGCACGGGAAGTCGCAATCGTAGGCGGCAACCGCTCAAGCAAAACTGACACAATGCTCGCAGAGTTATCAATCCAGATGACGGGGCATATCCCGCTCAGTTTGCAAGGCGTGTATCCGCGAGAGAAGATTCGCGCGCCCATTCGCGCCCGTATCGTATGCAACTCGCTGACAGATACGCTTGAGCCTGTCATCAAACCCAAGCTGCGTTACGACCAATGGAACGGCATGGGCGAACCCAACCAAGGGCGCGGGCACTGGGGCTGGATTCCCCAGCATTGCTTGCAGGGCGGCACGTGGGAAAGCGCATACAGTGAGAAATACCGTACCCTTCGTGCAGCCGTAGATAGCCACTGGGTAGGCCAAGATGGCAGCGTCAACTCAATGCGAGGTTGGTCCTCATGCCAATTTCTCAGCTATGACCAAGACCTCACCGCGTTTGCGGGTTCGTCAATGCACTTCGTCGGTCACGATGAGTTACCCCCAAATGACATCTATCGGGAAAATCGTATCCGCACTCTTGACGTACGCGGTCAGATTTATACAGCGTTCACGCCGCCAGACGAAATAGGCGCGTCAACCAAGGATGTTAGCTGGTTCTTTGATGAGGTATACGAGCGCGGGTTGGATGGGCCTACGCGCGACCCAAGCATTGAAACCATCGTCCTTCACACTGAACGCAATAAGTTCCTGTTGCCAGAAGATGTCCGCGATATCGCAAGCAAGCTTACAGACGCCCAAAAGGAAGTGCGATTGTATGGGCGGTTTATTCACCTCAGCGGCGTTGTCTATTCGCTCTTTTGCGAGCGCCCTAACCTGTGGTGCTATAAATGTGAAAAGAAAATCCTTGCCACGGCGACCAACTGCCCCTTCTGTGGCGGCAATGATGTTGGCGATTTTAGCCACATCATTGAACCATTCATTGTGCCGTCCTCGTGGCCGGTTATCTTTGCCATTGACCCCCATCCTCGTAAGCCTGACATGATGGGCTGGTTTGCGATTGCGCCGAGCGATACCATCTTGCAGATTGGCGAATTGGAAATGGAAGGCACTGCCGACGACATCAAGCGTGCGGTTGACCAGTGGGAAGACGCCCACCGCATTCGCCCCGTCAAGCGGTTGATGGACCCCAACATCGCCACTGAAACAAACGACAAGATGCGCCGGGGTTGGACCCTACGCACTGAGTATGACGAAGCGGGGTTGCGGTGCGATCTTGCGATTGATGAGGTTAATGCGGGTATTAGCGAAGTGCAAGGCTTGCTTAAGCCAGACCCATATTTGCGTGCGCCGCGTCTGCAAATCTTCAACACGTGCAAGCGAACGATCCACGCATTTACGCGATGGTCATGGGACGAATACTCGCGCACGAGCGACCGTGAATTGAAGGAACGCCCGCGCGATAGATTTAAGGACCCAATGGATGTTGTCCGTTACATGGCGATGGATCATCCGACTTACAGCCGCTATTCTATGGCTCCTGTTCGCACAGTGACGCGCGGTGCACGAGGCTATTATGGCCGATGAGAAGTGGGCTGATATCCACGGCAAGCGCCACGAGTATAAAACCTCTGGCAAGCGTATTGATACCCCGCGCGTAAACAAGCCAACGTGTGAAGAGCATTGCTCTGGCAAGCATAAGCCCGAGGGCATCATGCAGTGCAATAAGTGCCAGACCGTAGGATATGTTGTCATCGCACATGAATGGAACACGAGCGACGGCCATTACTTCTATTCACTGGACCCGCGCAATGGCGCACCGCTGCCAGCAATGGATGATTGCCCATGCGGCGGGCGATTCACCCGCGTTCTATGATGCGCTGCGATGGTTGCGACCGCCATATCAATTCTGAAGACATTACATTTCATCATCTCTTTGGTCACGTTATGCGCTACTGCGCAGAGTGCACTGACATCTGGATCAACTTCAAAGCCGCGTGCGAAGCGCAGGCGCAAAAGCTAAACGCTCAATTGGACATGTGGGAGAAAGACATGCGGGATCAGTTGCCCCTCCGCCTGACGCCGCTTGACCTCCCGCGTCTGATGGTTGAGCGCGACGGCAAAGGAATCGTTCTTGGCTGATTACACTGAAGACGCGCCCGTCCAGCTTGATCTATCGGGCGTTGAGCCTGATGTAAAGCCTGCGGGCGTCAAGCGCCGTCGCCCTGCACTCATTCCCCCGGATGAGGTTGAGCAGGTTGTCATTGATTCGCTTCAGACCATCGCGGACGCGCAAGACGAGCGTATCGAGTGGATCAACATGCGCGAGCAGCGCTACGCCAAGCTGCGAGGGTGGCTTGAATCGCGCACGTGGCCATGGGCAGAGGCTAGCAACCAGCATATTCCGATCATGCTTGCCAACAAGCTACGGATGGATGCGGGGTTATACAATGCAGTGCTGGGGATGCGCCCGCTCATGAAGTCTGTCCCCACGCGCGTAGATCACCGCGCAGTCGCAGAGCGCATTGACCATCTTCTCGACCACCAGATGTTTGTAGACAACGCTGGCGAGAAAGAGATTGAGAAGTACATTGACCAGTACACGGGCGATGGCACGGTGTTTAGCTATCAACCGTGGGTCAAAGAGCGCGGCACCGTCTGCGACACCCGCACGATCCCTGCTGAAGATGTCACGCCCGCGTTGCTTGACGCGCTCGTGCAAGAGCAAATCGGTCAGTTTGAAGAACTCGTAGAGCACGGCGACAAGTGGACTGGGACGTATCGAGACAACGATGGTATCAAACGTAGCGTCACCATCACTGCCTACGACAGCTTTGATGACGGCATGATGGACATTACATTCGAGTGGGACGCGCCATTCTTTGACGGCCCCACGATGATCGTGCTTGACCTTGAGAATGTCGTCGCCCCGATGCGCAGCGAAAACCTGCAACCTGTTACGTTGCAAAACCCCAACGGTGCGCCGTGGGTTGCAACTCTGCACCGCATTGACTACGACGCAATCAAGCGCAGCAAAGCGCATGGCATATTCGATCTTCTCACCGATGAAGAGATTGAAGAGATGCTCCCCCATGCGCAAGACCGTGCTGAGGGCGACCGCACCAACGATGAAGAGAAGCTTCGTACGCAACGCGATGAGTTAACGGGTCTCGCTCCGGGCCAGTATGACGAAGGCCGCAGGTGGTTTACGCTCGTTAAATATTATTGCCGACGCGATGTCAACGGTGACGGCCTTGATGAAGACATCATCATGTGGATTCTCAAGGAGCCAAAGAAGCTGGCGCGCGTAAAGTATTTGACTGAGCTATACCCTGGATTACCGCCGCGTCGTCCGTTGAGCGAAGCCCGTATGATTCCCGTTCCTGGCCAGCTATACGGCATCGGCCTTCCCGAGTTGATGGAAGGCTTGCACGAGATGATCCATGAACTCGTCAACCAGAATATTGATAGCGGCTGGCTGAGCAACATCCCGTTCTTCGGTTATCGCGCATCCAGCGGGTTCAAACCAGACGTTACAGAGTTAAGCCCTGGCTTGGGTATCCCGCTGGACAACCCGCAAACCGATTTGATCTTTCCGACGATGCCAACAAAGGATCAAACGTGGTCATTCAATATGATCGGGTTGGGTATGCAGTTTCTAGAGAGGCTTGTCCAGATATCTCCAATCCAGTTTGGACAAGTACCTCAGGGGAAAGCCTCTGCGCTGCGAACTACGGGAACAACGATGGCCTTGCTCCAGCAGGGTTCCGCAATGCCCGAGCAAATCCTGCGTCGCCTTTTCAGAGGCTTGCAAGAAGTCTTCGGGCAATTCCATCAGATGAACACACGCTTCCTGAGCAAGAAGAAGAGATTTCTCGTGACCGGACGCCCACTTGATTCGCAGGAAGCATACGGGTTGATCGAAGATCGGCGCGATATCTCAATTCCCATCTCGTTCAGCTTTGAAGCCACGTTGCTTAATACGAACAAAGGCTTGGTCGCAGAGTCGTTAGCCGCGATTGGAAGCGCGATGTTTAGCCCCCTGGCTATTCAGTTTGGTCTCGTAGACCAAGAGAAAATGTACAACTGGGCGCAAGACTACATCAAATCCGCTCAGCTTGACCCATCGCGCTATATCAAGCGTCCGCCCGGCGTCAGCGACAAGCCAAAGATCACCGCTGAGGAAGCCATTCTCACTATCCTTGAAGGTGGCTTGCCGGTGGATTGCACGCCGCTTGAGCCGCCCGATGAGCATTTGCGGAAGCTCATGGAGTATGCACAATCCGACCAGTTTGGGTTCATGACTGGCGGCAAAGAATTGCTATTTAAGCAATATCTGATGTACGTCCAGCAGCTTGTTCAGCAGATGCTTCAGCAACAGCAGATTATGCAAGCCGCCCAGCAATTCAGTCAGATGATGGGCCAAGGCGGCGGCAAGGGTCCGGGTGCACCGACGCAGAATGCGCCTGACACCAGCATGCAAACCGAGATGGGTACAAGTAGCGAGTTAGCGGGGGCTGAGAAGTGAGCCTAGCCACACGCACCTTTACGCAATATGCGGAGCGGTCTCGCGCCCCCCACGCGGACACTCGCTACGCCCGTGCGGTGATTGAAGTCGGGCGCAAGATTCAAATGGTCGTTGACCATCCCGGCTGGCAAGAATACGTCAACCATCTGGAAGCTATGCGCGACGCCGCGCAACGAAAGCGAGATTCGGTTGTGAGCGAAATTGTCAACACCGACAAGCTTGGTGAAGAGCTAGCGAAACTCAAGCTTCAGCTTACGTCTCTTGAGGGCGAATTGAAGGGCCTGAGCGCCGCGATTGACCTTGTTCCAGAGTTGATTAAGCGTGCCGCTGATGCGGTCAAGGTTATGGATTCTGCTAATAGTCCACGCGAGTAAATTAGAACATTATCAATACGGGCGTAACCGCTAGGCCGCCGCTAGCAGACTCACTGGAAAGACAGTGCAATCTACAGTGCCGCCGACTATACGGGCGCAGAGGGTATGATGCCAGAGAATGAAGACATTCAGCCAACAAACGAGCCTGTTGAAACGCCTGAGCCAGAGGTTGTTGAAACCCCTGAACCAGTCGTTGAAGAGACTCATCCACTAGAGCCGGGAGGAAAGCGTTTCGCTGAAGTTTATGGCGAGATGAAGGATGCACGGCGCGAGGCGCAAGAGTTACGTGAACGCCTCGCACGGGTTGAGGGCCAGATTCAATCCCGCCCTGAGCCTGCTAAGGAACCCACATTCTACACCCACCAACAGCTTCAAATGGCTGTTGACCAAGGCAAGATCACTCCAGGCCAAATGTCTGACCAACTCGCCTGGCAGCGTGCTCAGGAGATGCGCCGTGATATTGAGCGCACGCAAGTTGAGAATGAACGCAAGCGCACGGCTGTAAGTGAAATCAATCAATACATTGAGAAAATCCCCTCGCTGATGACCAGCGGCTCGCCAGAGTTTAACCGTGTTGCCCGTGCCGCACGTGAGATTGCTGAGGAGACCGGGAAGTCGATGGATGACCCGGTTGTGCAGCGTCGCGCGCTTCGTGAAGCATTCGGTACTATTGACAAGGTGACAGCGATCAAGCGGGCTACTGACATGCCGAGAGGGCAGAACAATATGGACACCACCCCCAGTGGCGGCGGTTCAATCGCTGCTGGCGGCAAGGTTGATCCTCTCCGCAACGTGCCACAGGTCTTCAAAGACCACTGGAAGCGGCTCGGTTATACGCAAGAGCGCATGATCGAAGAAGCTAAGTTCATCAAGCCGCGTCGATGATTATTGCCGTTCCCAAGAATCAAAAGCTGGGTCAAGGCTATAGCAAGACTGAGCGTCTGAAAGCGGATGAAGACGCCGGTCGCCCATGGACACGCCCAGCCGGGGGATGGATTAGCGATCTCGCAGAGCTTCAAAAGTTCATTATGCTCTGCCCATTTTGCATCAGTAAGTTTAATCCGCGCCGTGCAGGCTATGAAGTCTGGCGGCAGAACATTTACGGCGTCGGCAAATGCGACGGCTGTAAACAAATGTCCACCTACATCAAAGGCTTCATCAGCGAAGCATTGCACCAGACGGTCGGAGAGTGGGAGCGCCCACGCAAGGGCCGCTGGGTCAGGAGATAATATGAATTTTGCTTGGTCCTTTAGCGGGGGAGCCCCCGTTCTGAAGAAGTATCGTGTCGCCAGCGGTTCGACTGCCAATGCGGGCGGATATGTCACCGTGTCAGCGGCGGGCGGTTCGGGTCTTGTGCTTGGTTTGGTCACGACTGTCGCTGACCAGGTTGGTTCCACGTTGGATGCGGCGACTGGTTCTACCGCGCCGACCAGCGATACCGCTGCGGTGACGAGCGTCATTGTCAACCCCGATGCGGTCTACCGTGCGCTGATTGTGAAGGGCGCGACGGGCGGTCAGATTGACATTCTCACCGAGAGTGCTGGTGGGTCCAAGACCGCCAATACCATCACCACGGGTGAGACTGCGCCTA